CAATCTCTCTTAATTGGAAATCGATGTTTAACATACCTAATGTACCCTCACTTCCTGGCATTTCAAATGGCATTGCCATGTTCCAGAATGTAGATAAACCAAGTTGTTGTGCTCTGAATCCTTTGTATCTGTCTAATTCAACGATTCCAAAAGTTCCAGGCATCAATACTGCAAATTGATTTGATCCCCAAGATGTACCTGAATAGATATCATGGTAGTAATCAATGTTACCCGCAGCGGCCGCGTTGTTTAACGTAGCGTATTGAGTCATTGCAGGATTCAAAGATTGAATGTAAGCAGAATCAACCAAACCACTACCAACAACGATTGGTCTTCCTTGACCCTCATTGCTTCTGTAATCAGTTAATACTTTTGTCCAACCCTCTGAGAAGTTGTTTACAGTAGAGTCATCATTGAAGTTAACGGTAACCGCAGTGTTTGCGCCCGTAACGACATTTGTACCCCATGTAACTTGACCTAACAATGTTTGGTCAATCTTACCAACAAAACCATTCATAGCAGCCATTAAGCCTGCTAAGTGCTCTTGCATAAATGGAGTTGGTGCACCACCGATTGACACAGTTGCAGAAGCCTCATCGCAGTAACGTGCGATAGTTGCTTGGTCAAAATGTAATCCGAATTTTACAATTGAAGTTGTATCAATAGTAATCTCATCATACGCTTGTACTAAGTCAATATCACAGTTGTCAGCAGTTGACATTTGTGCAGGAGTTGTGCGTTGGTAGTATTTCAATCTCAAATCTTTAATATGACCCGCAGTGTTTGCAAGTTGTAAAGAGTCAGCGATTGGTGTCGCGTTTGCGCCTTTTTCTAAGGCAGCGCGTAAAAATCCCGTAGGAGTAATCTTATGTTCTGGTGCGTTTTGTCCAATTATGAATTTCATATGTTGGAGCATCGCGGGGCAATAACCTAATGCCATGATATTTTATGTGTTTATTTCTGCCCGAAACCTTGCAATGCGATGTCTAAGTCGCTTAAAGCGTTGGCTGCCGCGGCAGATGGTTTAGATGAGCTTTGTTGGCTCTGTGTCGACTTTGGTGGCATACCGCCTCCATTGTCAGATACTTTCAAAAACTTGTTGTCGGCCAAGGCCATATCTGTGAGAGTGTCAAGGTCGAGTTCCTTTCCGTTGTCAAAGATAAGCATTTTATCATCATCTTTTGCAACTAATTTTAACTTACCATCAATTTTTTTTATTGCCGCACTTTTTTCAGCAAGTTTCTTATTCAAAAACTCACGCGCAATCTTGCTTTCAACATCCAAACCAAACTGACCAGGCAACTTCTTAGATGAAATAATGCGATTGATTTCCATTTCTGTAAACTCGCCATCATACTTTGCAACAATCGCATCAATAGCACTTTGCTTTTCGAATGCGGCATCGGTTGCAGCCTTAGAAAGTTGTGCACTTAGTTCGTTAATCTTACGTTCAAGTTCTGCCTTATCGCCTTTGCCATCAATTTGCTTTGATTTTAATTCAGCAATCTTCTTAATTGCAACCTCAACCTTGTTATAAGTATTAGGGTCATCGGTAATTAGTTTGATAGTATCATCATCGGCGCCATTATCCTTTAGCCATGTTGAAACTTTATTGTTAAACGGATCTAATGCCTCGGCTTTAAAATGTTTCTTAATGTCGATGTTATTTTTAGCCTCATTTGCACTCATAAGAGTTGTCAATGATTGGTCCACCTCATCAGGTATTTCAGCAACAAGTTCTTTGATGCCGATTAGTTGTCTGTATGTTTCAGAGTTAAGGTCGAAACCCGCTTTGGTAAGTAATTTTTTGATTGTATCAGCTAATATTGCCATTGTTTTTATGTTTTAAATTATAATTAACGTGCACCGCCACATCCTTTGCAGCCGCCTTTAGGTTTAGTTTGCTTTGCCATTATTTCTTTGGTTTATTTGTTTCGTTTTTAGCTTCTAACATCTCCATTAACTTAGCATTTTGCGCAATAAGCATCTCCATGATGTTTGTGTTTGCTGCATTCGGTTGCCCTTTGCGTGTCGGTGGGTAAAGAATAGAATGTGCTTCAGCAACACCTAACTCTGCCGCTTGCTCGGTTGTCAATTCAACTTCCTCAACTTTGTACTTTTCGCGTTTTTCATTGCTCAAAGAACGCTTATAAGTTTCATGAAATTGTTTGTTTGTGCGGTTAAGAGGAAAGTAATTAACTTCGTTTCGCACGTTTGTAATCTTTAATAGTTTAAATAGTGTCGGATTTGTTTCCATTTTATTATTGGGTTTAATTATTTATTTGCAAATGTAGCAATTATATTCTTAGGTACAAGCGATGCGGGTATCGGATATGCTTGATGACCGCAGTTATAACCACCGCGATAAGTTTGGAAATTACTTGGGTTAGTATCCTCAATCATTCCCTCAGGTAAGCCAGTGCGGTCATATATTTGTCCTTGCATTTCTTTAAATTCTGCAAAGTTGCCTTTGATAATCTTTGGCAGTTCGCTTCTGTGGTAGTATTGCTTTTGCGTTAATGCCTTACAAAATGTTCGTGTTGTCTTTATATTACTGCCTACATAGCGAAACCAATCCCAACCCAAATCCGCGCTAATAGCTTGGTTAACGGTTGCGTTGTATTGATTGATTGAATCGGTTGCAATCTGTTTTGTGTACTTAACCAACGCGCCATCAATCGTTGGTGTGCCATTGATGTAGTTGTTTAGTTCCTTTGATAGCTTAGAGTAACTTCCACCCGTAGTCACATAGGTGTTAATCATTTCGCGCACTGGAGTGATGAGGTTTTGATTCAATCCCGATTCGGTTAACCCCTCCAACGTAACCGATATTGATTGTTGCCTTATTGCCTCAACTACTTTAGGCGGTTTGAATTTCTTTTCAAGTGCTTTGTAGTAAGAAAAGTTTAGCGCGTTTACCTTATCGTAAAGCTTTGCAAATTTCGTTACACTTTCGCTATAATCGGAGTCATCTAAAATGATTGTTTCCAAATCACTCTTAAGACTGGATAACAGTTTGATGTTCTTAACTGAGTTTGTTATTGTATCGCCTTGAACACCTAACTCACGTTGGAATTGTAATAGCCTACGATAAATTTGCTCTTGGATTTTAGGCATCGCCTCATTCCAAGTAATCAAACCATTATCAATGGCGTTTAATGTTGCTTGTATTTCTTTATTCGCTTGCGCCATTATCTACAATAGTAGCACCAAATATCTGATTAAACAATATGTCCTTAGTGTTTATTTCTTTTAACTTCTCAACTGCAAATGCATTCAATACCGCTTGTTGCCTTGACTTATCCAAACGGTTAAATTCAGGATTCTCAGCGTATGCACGTTGCACGAAATCTTGAATATATGTGCTTATAACTGCATCAGTTTTAGACATCATCTTATTGCTTACCAACAACGCTTTCTCCTCTTGCGTTTTACCACTCGCAGGGTCAAGGTTAAATGCATCGCGTAACATATCTTGCATTGCAATGTCGTTAGGAAAACGCTTAACGATATATTCTAACTCTTGCGCACTTAACACCGCATCGTTTAGACCGCTATCCTTAGCTGCTTTAATCTCTTCTAAGATAAGTTGACTACCTAAAATATCAAATTGATTAGGCACAACGCAAACGGGCACCATTGACTTAATGGTTTCAACATCGTAAATCTCTTTATATCTCCACATCGCACACAACTCAGCAATGTTAGTCATTATAGTTCCCATATCAACTGCAACACCATAAAATGTGTTGTTAGTTTCATCTCTATCGTATGCCTTTGCAACACCACTTTGAGCCGCGGGTTGTGCCTCTAAAAACTGCATATTGATAGCAGCTAACGAACGATAACGCATTTCGTTTATACGTTTATCCTGCAACTCTGCAATCTCTGTTTGTTTTTGAATGTAGCCCATCGGTGGAGTCGGTGCTGGCACTTCTCCCATCGTTGTTTTCGCAGGTCTTACACGTATAGTTTCGTAGGGCGATGTCGGTATCTGACCATCTTTACACTTGCTATTAGTACAAGGAACACGCTCTTGCTCTTTGGTAAAGGTAAAGCCTTGACCGTTGCAACTTTTACATTGCTCATCTTGGTAAATCCAAACCGTTGAATGTATGTGCTGCGTTATTTCGGCGCGTAAATCACTAAATTCAACCGTTGCCACGTTTAACCATGGTAACATAGCTTTTAATCTGCTTTGATATTCGCGGCCCAACTCCTCTTCCTCTTCTACAACACCGCCAATTGTAAAGCCAGGGAATACACCAAGGCCATGCAATGTTTCCTCAACTAAATCAAACCCGTTGCCTTTCTTTTTCTTGCGCCACTTGGACCAACTAATCTTATCAATTGAATAATATACATTGCCATTGTCATCATCCTTGTAAACGATGCTATTGCCCTCGTAATGGTAAACAATACTACTTGAATTGATTACATAAGGTTTCGGCTTCTTATATTCAGTTGGCTCAGCTTGTTCTGCCCACACAATAATCACACCGTTAGCATCGATTGTATATTGTTTTAAACCCACTTGAAAAGCCCAATTCATTAACGATTTGGAAGCGGTAAAGTTTTTTGTGAGGTATGTTTTTAAATCCTCATCTTTGGCAATTCGTGGATATTGCGTGTCGGGAAACTTTAAAAAGAATCCATCCGCACGTTGTATTTTATTTAGTGCATTTAACACGCGATCATAAACCTCGCTAAACACCGCCTCATAAGTTTTCTTGCGATATTCCTTAACGATTATGTGCTCATTAGGTCTTACCTCATCGATTAATTTACGCGGATATTCTCCATCGGAATAGTATTGAAAGTTAACATATTCCTCATCTTCTATATGTGGATTACGTGCGACATCGGCAACGATATCGGCATCAATAATAATGTATTTGTTTTCGGTTTCCATTTAGTAAGTATGGCGTTCTGGAGCCCATCTTCTTTTAGGCTGTTGTAAAAATTTATATCGCATATTCATTCTTAATGCATGAATTTGCACAAGGTTGTTATATATTGTTAATTGCACTTCACTTATTCTGTTACCTCCAATAGATACACCACAATAATCATCTTTTAAGTCCTTTAAGCGCATTGTTTTACTTGAATCCATTGGCCAAAAAGTAGGGTGATACATTTCTTCATGGCAGTCAACACCTAACTGGCACATTGCAATCCATAGCGGTAACTCATCGGGTATGCATCCTGCAAACTCAATGTTTTTTACACGTATGTTTTCAAAGTTTTCTACCCACTTTGCAAACAATGGATGGCCTTTTTTCCACCAAATAAACTCGCTGTGCACATTCCAAATCTTTTCGGTTGTAAATCCAAATGCTTCTTTTACTTCTAATAAGTTAGCCCATTGTTTTGAATCGGCAGTAATCTCATCACTATCATAGTTTTTAAACCCGCTATTCTTTACAGCGAAATCAATTCCCTTTAGTGATTCGATTACCTCGTTTATTTTGTGGTTGTTAATCATTATCACATCGGCATCAATAAACAACGTATAGTCATAAGGTGTTAACTCATCCATGTGCGCCTTTGCTTTGATGTAACAAGTTTCATTGTCCTTTAACGTGTAGCAATGTGGCGGGATTTCTTTTATCTCTGTAAACAAAGCTTTATAATCCTCATCTAAACGCGTGATAGTATCGGCTTGCGTTACTAATGTTATAGGTAAGTCACAACCGTTTGCACGTAATGACATCGCAAGGTTTGCAGCCATGCACCCATAGTTTTTATGGCCGATTCCGATTAAAAGTATTCCAGTTGTCATTCGCAGTTAGAGTTAAAGTTGTTAAATGGCGTTTCAAAGATAGTAAAATCTGAGCTCCAAATGTTTACGTTCTGCATTATTTCGGGATAATTATTGTTATACTCATCCTCAAATCGTGCTTGTATTTGAGTTGTAAAGTTTTCGGGTGTGAAGTAAATGCCATCGTGATTCAATGCAATTACTAAGTTTTGATGCACTTCCTCTGGCACCTCATCGACATAACCTTTATAACGCTTCGCCAATCGGGCCGATAATAGTTGGCGGCTTCCATCAGGTCGAACGTAAACAGTTTTGTCGCTGCTAATGTTTGGCTCTTTGAAGTATAATGGTAAACGGATTTTATTTATTGTCAATGCTATGTTTGGAAACGTGCCAAATGCTCTATAAACAAAGCCAAAAGCGTTAGATGTGTTTATGTATTCAAGTTTAGTATTCAAACATTTATCATTAACCTTTTTAAAGCATTGGTTGGATACAAAATATGCTAAATCAATACTGCCACCCGTAAGCATACCTATTTGAAAACAATCGCCCTCACTTATTCCATTAGTTAAATCACTCCCAAAAAAGTTAATATAAATATTATAAATCGGTATTGAGCCTCCATAAATGCCATTAGCCACAACTGAAATGCTATACCCAGTTAAGGTTATTCCCGTTCCTGATGCGGGTATTAATTGAACATCTATATTGGCAGAAGTCAATACTTCGCTTGATGCAATGTTTACTTGAAAAGCTAAATCTTTTTCATCATAAATCGGTAAGCAAAAGTCCTTTTGAATTCCGCACTCGGTATCAGTTACATACTCGGGTATGCCTAAGTCATTCGCCAAGTTGTAAAATGTTACAAAGCTATTAGGTATGTTTAATATTGCTGCCATTATCTTCTTATTAATAGTTTAAATTCTGCTAAGCCCTCGTTCGGATCGTGATTGATTTCAACAATGTTACCAATGTAGTAAGTGTCTGAGCATCTAAAACGAATCGCACCATAAGGATTTACTTTAACATCTTCAAAGTCTGCCATCGAAAACGGAGCGGTAAAAGTCACATATTCAGTCTTCCAAATTGGTGTTTCATAATATACATCGCCCATTATTGCGGTGCTTATGGTCACGTTTTCTGCAATAGGTTGATTTTCAATTTGACAAGTTGCAGTCATTTCACCCGTTGCAATGTAGTTACCAGTGCCGCTTGTAAAGATTTGCGATTCATTTGTGGCTATTGGTGTAGCTGCGGCAATCGATTTAAACCACCTCAACAAGTTGCGCACTGGTGTCAACACGTAATTCATTCGTGTTGCAGGCGAATAGATGTTTGCAGCTCCATTGTCAATGCCTCTTATTGCGTATAAAAAACCATCAATAGTTTCTGAATTAATAATAAACAAGTCATCATCATAACGCCAGTCACTTGTTCCCGTTTCGGCTTGATTTTTTCTACGTGTTACCTCAATCGTATATCCTGCACTTATGATATCAGCCATTAGGTCTAACTCAGTTGGGTTTGAGTCTATGTTTCTGCGATATTGTCGCTCGGTATTCATCTCATCAAGACCGTTAAACTCTTCGGCTTCCCACTTATTATAACCAACCATTATCGTTCCGTAAATCAAATCTTTTGCGGTTGTGAATATAGCTTTGTCAACCAACCCGACATCGACAACTATTGTTGACTTATAAAAGTGCTCAATACGTGCAATCTTTAATTCGGTTTCATTATTGTCAAACCCCCAACCGATGTTAAATATTTTGCGGCATTGCTCAAATAAATATTCGTATGATACAAATAATTTTGGAACACTTGGCTCAGTTACATCACGTAAAAATGAGCCCTTAGTTATTGAATATCTATCTAAGCAATCTCTTAACTCAGCCTCAACCTCCAACAATGGACAATCTGTGTCCATGTATGCAGTCGGTAAAAACTCTAACAAGTCAGGCAATGGAACTGAACGCGTAACAGATGGAGGATTTGTGCTATTGGCTTCCATATTGAAATAGTTAACACCACCACCATCATAATCGACACTTACATCAAATGTATCAACAGTTGTTGTTGTTGTTACTTTGGCAATATCAATGTTAAAATAATAACTTATTTGCTGCAACACAAACGATGGATTTGTAACAGTTCCTGTAAATGATACATCAAAGGGTATAGACAAAGGTGTATTTGCAACTATTGATCCCGTTGTAATCGTTGTACTTCCTAAAGATGTTAAAAATGCAAAGTTTGATGCTTTTTCTGCAAAAAGATAAAGTGCAAAGTTTGCATTATAATTGCAAGTTATTGTCATTGTTCCTTTGCATCGCCATGTAATATCTATTGTAGTAACAATATTTTCCGATTCAACTGCTTCATAAAATGATAAATTTTGATAGCCTAAATATTGAATAGGTAACATTGGCCAAACTATTATATTAGATGTTGCATCGTTAATATAAACAAGTGATGGAGATACATTTGAAATATTACTTTCTCCAAACTCCATAATTGGATTGTTAGGCAAATAAACGGGAAAATAGTAATATCTATCATCAGGAGCTATTGCAATATTATCAATATGACTTCCACTCCAATTTGCACCATCTTTATTGTTTGCGGTGTTTTGCAAAAATATATCTTGCCCCTCAATGTTCAAAGTAGTATAACTCATAGGGCTTATAGTTTCGCCATCAAAGTTTTGTGTAGTTAAAATGTCAACATCTTGACCCATTCTACTCATAAACACATCGGTGCATTTCGATGCTGTAACGCTTAACTTAATAAAGCAATAGTCAGCACATTGCCTTTCAAATGTATTGAAGTCAAATGCACCAATAAAGTAGTTAGTATATCCATCGCCCTCGGCACATTCGTAATCGATTTGCACTTGGTATTGACCATTGGCGCCATTCGTTTGATACTCGGTATAAAGCAAATCGTAAGCCTCACCAACCCACTCGAATGAATCAGTTGAGATGTTTATATTGATGCCATGATGAATGATGTTGCGCGTTAAGTTGCCACCAATACCATTCCAACCAACTGGCGATTCAACAACGGTCGAAACACTTGAACTGTCTATTAATGTGAACTTCCAATTCATGCTCTGTATCTCATTTTTTTGTTTCTAAATTCAACGCGGCTATTTTCTTTGAGCAAAAAAGTTGTTAATCCTTGCTCATCAATATTGACATTAAGATTCGATTTGTGCTTGGCCATAATTCGGTCTAACTTATCGTAGTTGATTCCATCACTACTTGCACTTTGTTTGGTTTGAAATTGTGCCGCAAGGTCGAATGTTCCGTTGGCTAATGCAGTTAAGATATTGTTTGCAAATGTAGGCTCAACCTCCCCGCTATTAAGCACTTTTAACGAGGGCAAATAGTCGGAGGTTGATTGTCTATTGATTACGTATTCGCCTCGCTCAGCCTCAATCAATGTGCCTCCACTTGAATGCAGTTGACCTCCTACCATACCACCATCGGCAAACTTTGGCGGTTGGGTAGAACTTATTATGGCTATTTGTGCCGCTCCTGCAACCCCAGCGGCAGCCGCAGCAAATATGTTAGCAGGCGGTGGAACTGTTGCAAATGCCTTAGTAACTGCTAATGCAGTATTGATAATTGCTTGTGCTAAATCGGCTTGCTTTTGTGCTTCCCACGCGCGTTGTTTTATTTGCGCCTCTTGTTGTTGATAGCGTGCCTCAATTTGTAAGCGTTGTGCATCGGTTAGCTCTTTATTGCTTAACTCGGCATCTTTACGCATGGCAAGTGATTCAAGTATATCGTTTGTTTCTGCTTGTCTGTTTTGTTGGTTGATTGTGAAGATGGTGTTTGTAATTACACGTGCTTGGTCAATTATAAATGCTGTTCTTTCTTTTTCTAATTCAATTGATTTTTTAGCTGCATCAACTTCTGCTTGGTAACGCTTTCCTATTTCTGAATAAATTTGAGCCGATGTTGTAAGCCTACCTTCTTGTGCGATTTTTGCATATTCAGCATCAACTTCTGCTTGTGTTTTTTTAAATTGAACTTGTATATCTGTTTGTGTGTAATAATTTTGTTTTATTTGTTCATTTGCTGCCATATCAATTTGCGCCCTTTTTACGGATGCTTCGTATTCGGCTTGCAATCGTTTTTCAATTTCAGCATAAATTTGCTCGGAAGTTGTAAATCTTCTATCTTGTGAAAGTTCAGCATACATCGCATCAATCTCATCAACATTCTTAAAATATTCGGTTTGAATTTCTTCTTGCCTTATCATATTTTGTTGCAATTGTTGCGTTAAATCTGCTAAAAGTTTAGCACGTGCATTAGCATCTGCTTCGGCTTTCTTGCGCGCTTCATCTGTTAATTTATCTAACTTGTCTTGCGCAGCTTTCTTTTTATCTGCTTCCTCTTTTGCAAACTTGTCTTTTATTTGTTGAATATCATATTGATGTTGTGCTTCTTGATTTTGAAGTTCTAAATTATAAGTATCATCATCAGTTTCTCTATTTCTAAATCTTTCCCTTATTTTTGCTCTTGCCTCACTATCATAAAAAGCTTCCAATTCAAGTTCTTTTTCTAAACCACTTTTTTTTCTTTTTATTTGTTGTTCAATATAAGATAATGCGGTTTCTCCTTGGTTTTTATTTCTTTGTGCTAAGTTTCCAGTTACTCTACTTTGTTCCTCATCTACATCATTCATTGTTGATATAAAATAAACCAATCCGCCAATTAAAACGCTTATGCCAGCAGTTGCCATAGCCATATTAGCGGTTATTGTCCTACCTAAAATATTACTGCTAACAGTTGCAGCTTTTTGTGCCCCATCTAAAACAAATGTTCTTAAAGCATTTTCAGTTGTAGCTATCTTTGCTAATTCTTGAACACCAGTTAATAATGCCATTGCGCCTTGGGCTTGCGCTAATGTTTTAGTTAACTTTTCATTCTCACCTCCAAACAATGCCGCAGCACCCGCAGCAACCGAAGCCGCTGCCGCTATACCACTAAATGCAGTCACAACCGCATCTATTCGCTTTGTGTCGCTCGATAATGCCTTAACTTTATCGTTAACATCTCCAATCTCATCAGCTAACTGTGCAGCGCGTTTTGTGGCTTCTTTCATTTCTTTTGCACCCAATGACCCACTTGCAATCTGTGCCTTTAATTCTTTTAACTCTTGCTTCATTGACTTAAAGCCACCGCCCGCTTTCTTAGTTTCTTTCGTTACCTCAGCTAAATGGTCGGCAAATCCCTCCATAACTCCCGCTTGAATCTCGGCCATAAGCCCATCAACTTCGTTGGACAGTTTGCCCATTTCGGTTGTGGATTTATTTAAGTTTTGGATAAATTCCTTTTGCTCATTGTTTACTTGCGCAAACGCAGCCGCATCATCTTTGCTTATCTTACCAAGTAATTCAAGTTGCTTTATAGCAGGCTCCAGTCCTGATGTGTCTGCAACGAATTTAATTATTACGTTTTCCAACTGCCATTACTTTTTAGGCTGTTTAGGTTGTGGCTTCTTTGCCTCATTAGCAAAGAAAAAGAAATCCCACAAATTTAGTAAATTAATTTGATAATTCGCGGGTAAATATTTTAATACGGTAATCTTTAATCTTTCTCGGCTTGCAATTCCATCCCTAATGTCTGTAACGAAAGAATATCCCGTTGAATCTGTTCGACTTTTTCCACTATCGCCAAATACGTCAGGGAAGTGTCGCCTGACTTCGCTAAAAACGGAACTAATTTCTTTATTGGCATTGACAAAAAAAAACTATCGCCCGCGTTTTCTTTCCAGTTCTTAATCTTTTTTTCGTTAGCCTTAAAGTCATAACGTGTCAATGGCTCACTTTTATCCACAAATGCAACAGAAGCAACCTTGTAAATAATATCCTTGCTTATAATGAAGTTACAACGCTCCTCGAATCGCATTTGCAGTTTAATGATTTCGTTGAGGTTGATTTTCTTTGGATCACTTAACAACTTGCTCATTGCCGCGTTGTAATTCTTGATGTAATCGTTTGTAACTCCGTTCTGCATTTCTTGGTAGAATGTTAACGCTTCGAGGCCACGTTCGTAAGGTAGGTTGTTTTTATCGACAAACTCAAAGTAGTCAACGCCTCCGCACTTGAACGCAAATTCAAGTGGGAATTCAGATTTATAAGTTGGTGGTAAGTTCTTGAATAGGTTTCGGAAGTTCATTGTTGTGTGTATAGTGTTTAGTTCTTAGATTAATTATTACTTTATTGTCTGTTTTATTGTAGGTCCGCTTCTTTGCGCTGCCTCCACACCCGCACGTTTGACCAGTGTAGGTGTAGCCAAGTGATAGTAGAAACTTATGTGCATCTTCAATCTCCATGATAATACATTTTAGATGTTAACGCGTTAAGGCCACATAGGATAAGTAAGTAAGGTATCAAGTGTAAGTCGGTTACAAAATATAACCAACCCATTAAACCCCAAACCGAAGCCATGCAAGGCGGGCAATCGAACAATGGTTTACTCCAATAGTCACCAACATAATGGCGAATATAGTTTGCTGCTTGCTCAAACAACATACCCTCACGCGTTAGGCAATGAACACCTAAACAACCGAGGCTATTCAGGACAAGGACAAGGGATAATGGCAGTTGTATCATCTTCAGTTATGTTTATGAAGTTAAGTGTAATCGATGAATAAACTGTCCCACAAATATCAAAGGTTGTGACATCGCAGCCATTTAGAATCTCAACCTTTACGATGCCAGTGCCGATGTTCCAGAATCCGTTGTTAGGCATTTCAATTACTGCATCGTATAGGCCGCTTGTTACATCTTTTTTAAGCACCCATCCATTAGAATAGGTAAACTTAATTACGTAATCAGTATAGTTTGTGAATGTTGGCGAACTGAATTCTAATACCTCAGCGCATCCGCTAATGTCTTGGGTGTAGCTTGTTAGGCAGTTAAGTATGCTCATGTTTTATTTTTTTATTCCGTAAAAATACAAATCTTGTGGGAAGTCTATACGTGTTTTAAATTTATAATTTGAAAATATCGCATCGCAATCTAACACGCTGCGAATATCGGCCTCACTTAAGTTGCGATAGTAGTCATTAGTAAACGGTGAATCCTTTGGCGATGTGCGCTTTGTTCCATGCTCGGGTCTGCCTGGCGCGGCACAACTAAATAAAAACAAACCGCCATCCTTTAGCAAGTTGTTAATCACATTTTTTAACGTTTGTTGCCAATGCTCATCATGCTCAAAGCATTCTGTTGAAACAACCACATCGAATAAATCATCAGACTTAAACAAGTGACCGCTGCAAACTACATCAACATTTGGTCCATCTCCGATATCAATACCAGTGTAGTTGCATTGCTCAAATAAGTAACGGTTGTTGCCATTAATATCAAGTGAGCCGATGTCTAACACGCTTGTGCCGACAAAAAATTCATCGTGCGCGTATTTTACAAGCTCACACCATTCTCTTTGTTCTCTGTGTGCCATTACTTTTTGTATTTAGTTAAGAAAGTTTGATTGTCATTGTGCTGAATCATTCCAAATTCAGGCAGTTGTGTAGTTGTGCTAATCTCGGATTGAATCGATAAGCCATGCAATTCGTAAGGCGTTGAATTTTGTGCTAACCAGTCATCGCCATTTGCAATCAATAGGTCTTCGGGTATAGCAACATACTTTGATTTGTGCATCAACATCATACAACCCCAACCGTATGGGCGTTGCTTCATTGATTTCAAATGTATGTTAGTATCCTTTTTTAGTTGGTAGTTTTCAAATGCCATACCGATAACACCAACGTGCTGCAATGAATCATCGAATATAGATAAGAATGCAGGATTGAAGTTAATGTCATCGTTGCATATTAAGATGTTATCATACTTAGCGCGCTCAACTCCGTAATTCCACGCGGGATTTACATAAATGTTTTCAGCCATTAAGTGTATGTCATACTTAGCGTTAAGCGGCAAAGGTCTGTATTCGGTTGTATCGTTGTCAATAATTATTATCTCACCGACAAATTCAGAAGCGCAAAGGTCTTCAACAAGATTGATGATGCGTGGACTTCTCCACATAGTTGGAATGATTACGCTAAACATTTGACAAATATATAAAATTTTTTAAATAAGTGTTACATGCATAACGAAATGTGTCTAATGCATCGGCTTGTTGAGTCGGATCGTTTCGGTCTGTTTTCTTTATTGTCCCATCGGGCAACACCGCAACGTTTTCTAAATCAAATTGCAAGCCCTTGGTAAACTGTGGGTCAAGTTCTACATTGCCACGCGCAAGAAGTGAGTTTACTAACATTCGGTTGTCTTCTAACGATGGATTAACATTTGGCACCAACATTTGATTGTTGCTGAGGTTAAACTTCTGTCGAATAACAACGTAATAGTTGAGGTTATCCTGCACCAATGCACTCGATGACTTGCCACTTGCATCGCCAGTTACTTGGTATAGTGCATTGCCATACTTGCTTTTAATAACATCGCATAGTTGATAGATGTCGCTATTGGCTAACTTAATCGTTTCCTTAACGCGTATAGTTGATGGCGGCATTACTTGAAGTACTGAGCAACAAATCGGGTTACGGTTAAAGTCAAAGCTAAGTATTATTGGCAGTTGTTTATTAAGTTCAACGGGCTTTAAGTGTTTAGTCGAATCATAAGCATAAGCCCAACGGTTGCCATCCATGTCAAAGTTAGTCCAATCGCCACCAATAAACTGCCTCTTATAACGCTCATCCATACGTGACCATACCTTGCGTTGCTCCTCAGTTACGAATGCATTGTCATCGGGCAAAGCAAGTTGATAGTAAAACTCTGGGCCTAACTCGCCTTTAAGATACGGAATATGTATTTCATCCTTAATCCACGTTTGCGTTGGGTTGAATGTTGCAAGTATTAGAGGCGTTGGCATCTTATCAATGTACCACGAGCCAACGCGTGAGCTGCCAATATTCCAAAGTTTTTTACTCAGTTCCTCAATTTGCTCAAAGTATATACCGTTTGTTTCAAGTCCTAAGAATGCATTCAACTCTGGGTCATGGCTTATGTTCTCAGCCATAAAAAATATTTTTGATTTTGTTTTGGTATTTTCTAAGAAGTAGTTTGACTTATCGCGTGACCACCTAAAGTGTGCTGAGCCATCGATAATCTTTTCAAATGTCGGTATGATTGTCTTTACTAACTTTGGAAAGTCGGAACGGATAACATGCCACTTGCTATTTGGATACATTGAGGCCAAACGCAAACAGATCGTGGCGCAGATAAAAGACTTGCCACCACGAATAGCGCCGCCGTAAAGTAGATTGCGCTTCTCTGTCGCGCCTTGCGCTGCGGCCATCGCTTGAATATAGAAATCGTATTGCTTTGGGTTGGCTTGTAAGTCAACGTTCATTAAATTTCAATCTTAGTTCCATCAGGCATCGTAACCGTTGAGGGTGGTCGCGTGTCGGTGATGGTCGTTTCGGTTTTAGTTATTTGCTCCTCTATTCCGTTATTCAATGTGTCAATTGCCTTAGCATTGCCCATCTTAGCGTTGTTAAATAAACTATCGACATACTCTTCCAAGTTGTTAGCGCCCGTTAACTTTTCGATAATCTTTTGAGTCAGTAACCTTTCAGCGCGCCTTGCCTCCCAACCTTTGCTCTTAGCTTCGGGGGTTGGTTGGTTATCTTTAGTGAAAGGTTTGCCAGTCTCGATTCCGTTCATTCTAATTCGAGGTTTTTTCGGTGTTTTGTCATCGGCTTTCATAGTGCAAAGATAATAATTATATTAATATAAGTTTTCGTATATTTTTAGTATTAATTCGTATATTTTCGAACATTAAATAAATAATAAAGTAAGCAATTCACTTTGCATCTGCTCAAAAGATGTGGCTACAATGTAATTACCTCCATCGGATTCAATTGCTGTTTTGCGTTTAAGTTGTGCTTCGCTTATCTTATCCGTTGGTGATTTGACTTCAATGGCAAATAGTTTCCCTCTTAATATACATTGAATATCCTCCATACCTTTGTTTAATCCTGCAATGTAACCGATGCCTTTTCGATATCTGCCCTCACTACTTATGCGCCTTGCACTATTGCAACTGTGTACTGACTTTAAGTAAGCAATAATTAAATCAGTAAACTTATTGGTGTTAAAAGCATCTTTGGTTTCTTTTGGCTGAATAACATTGTTAACGGGTAAGTCCAAATGGTTAGTTGTGAGCTCCGCTTTTCGCTTTTTAACAACTTTCTTTTTGTTCAAGTTAAATCGTTCAATCGGTAAGGTGTTCCAAAACGCTTGATTCATGTTTGACCGTTTGTATTGATGATGATAATAAAGTTCGAATTCTGGGATTGTGTAGATTTTCATATTGATTACTATTAGTTATTAATTACTTAAGAATTACCAAAGAATTACCAAAAAATTACCAAGCGTATGCCTTACTACCATTGCTCTATATTATTATTATTATTAAAAAGTAATAAAGTAATAAAGAAAATACAACATTTATACGTTTTTTGTTTTTGATATGTTTTTGCCATAGCTTTTGGATTATTACCGATATTTATTACTTTCTTGATTTTCAGCATATTAAATAGTAATTAGTAATTTTAGTAATTTTACTACGCAAACCTTGGCATCTCTTCATTAGGGTCATCAACTGAATCGTTTTGTTTATTAACTACTTTATTTTTAATATGATACGGATTTTTAAATAGAAAAGGAAGTCCAGTTTTGCTCACTTGTGGATAGTTCTCATTTGGAAATCCTTTATACTTTTTATTTTTTAAACATAAGATTTTCATTTCATCATTTATAACTTTACGAATATAAGACATTGTAATTTGATTATTAGTATTAAACCATTTTTCCTTAACATCCCTCGCAGTTACTTCAATAAATTCTATGCCATCATTATTCATAAAGAAATCCTCAAAATTCATTTCTATTTCTTTTCTCAATGTTGATTTGCTTTCCTCCATTACAGCGTGTAATGATTCGGTTAATATTTCATCCTTGGTAAAAACCATACGCGATTTGCTGAAGTCTATTGCAGGAAGTTGCATAAGGTATTTTAAAAACTTTGGTATTTCATTAAACAAATCGTTTTCAATGTTAGTATTCTTTTTGCCTTTAATAAGTTTAATTTTGCGCACCCAAAAGCGGATTTCCTCTTCATCAATTCGCATAAAGTCAGATTCTTTGTTGGTGCAAAAAATAACTTTGCCAAAAAATGGCACACTATAATGACTAACAAACTTTTGTGAAACCGACATTGTTTTGGCAGTTGCTATTGACTTTAACTTTTCAATTGCGTGTTGTTTATCAATTGTCGTTTCATCAATCATAATAATGTTTTTAGTTGCGTAAGCATCATTAAAGTTACTTGTAAGGTCACTTGGGTTAATAAGTGTAGTATTTTCTCCAAACAACATTTGAATCCAATTTAAGAAAGTTGTTTTACCTGTTTCGCGTTCGGTAGAAACAAGTGCTAATACTGGCAATATTTGGCGCGGATATTCGTAAAGTATTTTCATATACTTTAAACCAAGCTCCCATTGCTCACCAAATATGTGGTGTATTAATCCCATAGTTACGGGTATATCGTTTTGGTTAACCTCATCAATAACGAATTTATGCGAAAACTTTGCGTAAAGGTTATAACAGTTGTTAAGCACTGGAGTATATTCAACATTGTCGGGGTAAATAGTAAAGTCATCAAACTTGTAAATCATTCCAAGTAATTGTTTGCCATGGTCTTGCTTTATTTCATCTTTTTTCCAAGGTTTTAACAAAGTGTTTTCAGATTTGTATCTGTCTTTTTTGGCTATAACTTTAAAGTAATCAGTTCCCACCCTAATATAAGGTATATCGGATTTCATTATTTCAAAATTAACATAAGACATTGCAGCAAATGAATCGCCTTGGAATTTAACCGCGGCTAAAACCATAAATTTAGAAACCTTGGCCCCAACACCAAGTCGGTAACTATTTTTTTTCATCACATCAATAGTGTTTAACTTATTGAGAATAAAAGTAGGTTTGTTAAGTTCTTGCGGGTCTAAACTATCGGGATTCAATAAGCATACTTCCGTTTCAGATTTTACATTGCATTGTTTTATGCCCTCAAATATTGACACGAATGAGCCAAAGAAGTTGAAGTAATCTACCGCGTTTAAAAGCGGGTTTGATTCGGGTTTTTTAAATTTGTCGCTCATGCTTTGTTTAGATAAGTTGGTTGTGTAGTTCCTTTGTTAATCATTTCTTTTGCAGTTTGTTTGTATATTGATGACTTTTGCGATAGATAACCATTGCCATCAATCATTTGCTGCATCACATCAATAGCGTGTTGGTGGTCAATATAACCAGCACCAACATAACCACCCATTAAGTAAGCTGCGGCCCTCAATTGTGGATGTCCTGAATCAACAATTACGTTTATTTTTTTTGCAATAATACGTTCAATTGTTGAAGTTTTGTCATCAACAATATATTGTTTTACTGCTGGCCTCACTATTTCAATATGCTTTGTTGACCACGTTTGCGCATCGTTTCGGTGCAGGATGTCGGCATCGTAACTTATAAACATCGGTAGTATGCAGTTCTTTGGCGCTGTGTCAAAACCATTATAACAGTTGAGGTGTCGCTCAATGCCTGCATAATAGTGTTTGAATTCATCTACCGAAGTGCAAATAGGAATCTTAACCAGTGCGCGAACACCATGCCTCGAAGCCGATAGCCACGCGGTTATGATGTATTTGTATTCGTTAAATAAATACTCTTTGAATTCAACTGCCACATCGCTTTCCAAATGGTCAAAATCCAAAACAAGTAAGCCAGTCCAATGTTGAATGTTGGAATACTTACGCGGCCCGTTAACATAAACACATGGAGTAAATGAATATAGTTTTGATTTTAAAGCTTGCTTTTTGGCCATGTCTTTTTTTTCCTCTGCAATTCTTATCTCCTCAAATACATTGCGGATATCTTTTTTAGGCGTTCTAATCGCGTTAATTAGATATTCAAGCGTAACACTACCTAATGGAGTGCTACGTTTGATATCCGCTTCGTAATAGTTAAATGTTATTGGTTGCATAGTTTATCCATCATAAACTCATAATTGGCTATGTGAACATTTGTGTAATCAATACCGTTTGGATGTATCTTATGCTCAAACACTGGTTTATTATTGATGCTAAACTGATA